ATGGGAAAAGCTCTTTACATTCTAAACGAATTAAAAAACAAAGACGTGCTTGACATGCAACAAATAGGCATAGAGTATGAGGATGTAGACGATGCAATAGCCGAACTTGCAGAGTTTCGTGAGGCTTTTGAAGTAATGAAAAAGCTTGAACAAGAGTTAAAGGGTATTAACCCTGAGCTTATGTTGTTAAAGCTTGTTACTGCCGCACTTAAGGAGTGATGATGTTCGAAAATACAAAAGCTATCTTGCATAGCATCGTCGAGGGAAAACCTCCTCGCAAAGGAACGAAGACATATGCGAAGATAGACGATGCGCTGTTTGAGGTCTTTACGGCAAAACAAAAACTACAAGCCGCAGAGAAAGAGATCGCAGAGCTAAAAGAGAGAGCCGCTTGCGGACAAAAGTTTAAAGCGGAGGCAAACGATGAAAGCAAACTTTGACAATATGAGAATATTTACGACTGGCAGTATGAACGCGTTAGGGGAGGTACTTAAAGACTATGTTATCGATAGTGATGACATCGACGATGATGTAAAGCGAAAAATTACGAATGCTTTTAATTATGCCGGACAGAGAGTTAATGTTTTAAATTGCCTATACGATGATAACGTAAAAGATGACGTAAATGATCTATCTGATGTTATCGAAGTTGAACTGTTAAAGCATGAAAAATCGGAGGAGGATGACGATGAGCTATGATATTTTCGAAAAAAAGGCGGCTCTTAACAGCGAATTTGAAGTAATCCCGACGAAGATACAACTCTATGCGGAGGGCGTCGGTTTCGACGCAAACGGCTATATGCGGTATGACGGCTTAACCTATCCTACGGACACGGTAAAGTTGTCGAGCTTGCCGCTAAAAATACGAGGGTTATTTGCGCCGCAAAAATACGATGTCGTAACTCCGGGGACACGCGATATCGACACAACCGGCGGTAAGACATCTCCTTTGCAGATAGACGGAAACCTGATAAATCTTAGCAAGATTTTGATGGAACAACTCGAAAATATTACGAATCCCGAAAAAATTAAAGACGTTGACATAATCGCTGAGCTTAAAAAAGCGAATGCCGTGTGCAACGTAGCGGATAAGATTATTAATGTCGTTGATCTATCCTTGCGGGTTGAAATATTTAAAGATAAAAAGTTGTGCAGATGAACTATACGCATACGCAAATAGCTTTTTTAAAGAAGCATGAAACCGTTGAACGAAAAGAGCTTACCGAGCTTTTTAATGCTGAATTTGGGACACAGCAATCCTTTGAGGCGATTAAACAAAAATGCAAAGTTCTCGGCTTAAAAACAGGTAGGGATGGATGCTTTAAAAAAGGACATACCCCTCCCAATAAGGGCACGAAAGGGCTTGCGGGAGCAAACAAAACATCGTTTAAAAAAGGCGACGCACCGCATAACACGAAGGCGGTCGGGACGATTACGAAAATAAAAGATTCGAACGGCTATTGGTACACAAACATTAAAGTCGCCGAGCCTAACAAGTGGCAAATGTTGCACACATACATTTGGGAACAAGAACACGGCAAGATACCAAAAGGCTACTGCGTAATCTTTAAAGATAGGGATACCGAGAATATGAGCTTGGATAATCTAATGCTCGTTTCGAGGTCGGAGTTAGCAAGGCTAAACCAAAAGTACGCTGCGATCGATCCAAGCCTTAGGGAAGTCGCTTTACAGGTTGTAAAGATACAAAGTGCAGTTATAAAAAAAGGAGGAGGACACCGATGACGAATAGCGAATTTTGGAAGTCCTACGTGGCGAAGTGCTCTGAAAAAGGTCTACCCCCCCTCTATAAGAACGCTGAGGAGTTTGACAAAGCGATGACGGAACCGCCGAAGCCTTACAGTTCGGATGACTTTACGCCGCGCAAAGACGAGAGTACGCAAGATAACGATGATGACTTCGAGCATATGCTCTATTTGATGCAACAATCAAACGGATTCGTTGAAGATGAGTACCTTGAAGAAAGTACAAAAGAAGAACATGTGGAAACGGTTAAACCTAAAGTATGTGCATGTTGCCAAGAACCAAAGAGTGACGATGCCTTTGGAACTCTTAGAAATGGGGAGCTACGCAATATATGCAAAGCATGCCACGGTAAAAAGATCAGCCTCTCAAGATGCAAAATCAAAGAGGTTACACCCATTACGAAAGAGCTTGAGATGCAGACAGATCATTCCACGCAGATCAAAGCGCGAAAAGACTTAAGTATGGCAATGGGTAGCGATGCAGGCGATGACAAAGTAGCGATTATGAAGCTAAGTGTTTTTCATGCCGCACTAGGTATGGCATACGAAAGAGGCGTTGCAGAGGGTAAAACCTTTGCTGACTTGACGATCACCGAGGTCGAACCCCCAGTGATCTTAGATGAAGTTTTAGGAGAAAGAGCATGAGCAAGATCGTTATTTTGAAAGTAAAAGAGTATTTTAACGAAGAGCAGTTGGCAGCATTGGCGAGTGAAGAGGAAGCCACCATTACCGTTACAGGTACACTTGAGGCGGTCTACTTTAACGCAGAAGATTATTACAACGTAATCGAAGCGGCGCAGATGTTTGACCAAATGACTGAGAATACTGACGATGAGGATGGTCGCAATGTGCAAAATGATTAAACGATTTAAACGGTTTTTGGGAGAGAAAGTGGTGCGCCCTGTGCGTATAAAGCTCTACTTAGTAGAGTGGAATTTAACGAAGTAAGGGGTTTGGAATGTTGATGATCGAAAAAAGTGACGAAGGATTTTCGCTAACGGTAGCGGGGGATGCTTCGCATATCCTAGCAGAGCTTACGATTCTCGTTGAAGTGGTGCAAGAAAAGATTAAAGAAATAGATGTGCGTGAAATTCTAAACGACCCTATTTAAAAATGCCTAACAGGTGCGTATTTGAAAGCTATGAGGAGACCGAAAGGTGCAAAAGAGAAAGAACCTGAGCGAAAAGCCGACGGTGCTGAAAGTAAAGAGTAAAAGGTGCTCCCTATGTGGGGCTTGGCACCACGGTGCGACGAGAGTCTGCGAAAAATGCAAAACGATGAAATGAAAATCCTAGCCAACGGCATGGAAAGACATCGGGCAATACAGGCTATCGCGGAAGCAGGCATCGACAGTATGCCCCTATATGACCTCTTTCGCTATGCGAAGATTAAAGGGCATACACTCTTCTTTGTATTTAAAGCCGATGCCGCACGGTTTGAGTTCAAACACCAAAAGGAGCGGATATTGGAGCGCATGAGAGCGTATTACGCACTGCATAAAGAGCGTTTGAAAAAGGCGAACGCTCTTTTTAAAGATATTGCTTGCGTCGTGATTGCCGAAGTGCAAAAAATAGAAGCTAAAAAAGAACCTCTTCTTTATAAAGAGCGTTCTAGCGGAAATTTTACAATTGGATGTAGCGACCCTAAGCTTCGTGCTTTATTTGAAAACATACAACAAACTATTAAAACGAAATTATCTTAAGAGCTTTTATCTGAAGGTGAAGGCTCTTATGAGAATTTCTCAAATACATACGAAAGGACGGGATGATGGACGAGTTAGAGCAACTACAACTACTCGCGCGCATGATCGAAACGTCTCGTGAGACAGGGAAGCAACTTACCATAAAGCAAGCGCAGCGCAAGATACACCGCGAGTACATTACGGCTCAGCTTTGGAATAAGCACGGATTAAATCCCTCGGGGTTCATTCTTGTTAGCGGATTTAAAGGTGAGCTTGAGGGTGACTATGAAACAGCTGATCCGCGATATGAGTCCGTGTTTAACAACTTCTTGAAGATGGACAACAAGCTGACCGGAGAGGTAGGCTTGAAACTGCGCGAAGCGATGGATAAGCTAGGCATCGACTATCGGCACTCTCCGACGTTTCCCCTTGACGATCTTAAAAATGACGCTGATGTGGCGTAGGTCGTAACATGCTGTACGTTGAAACAAGCGTGATCGCCAAAATAGCAGGCGTTGGAGACAGAACGATACAGGCCGCAATAGAGCGAGGCTCAAAGCAGTACACGAGCATTCGCATCGATGCAAAAGGCAGAGGCGGTAAGAAGCTACTTATTGCGATCGATGAGGCAAAGCTGAGAGAGGCGGTCGTTTGCGGTACGGTTGATAAAGATGTTCCTATTTGGGATGAAACGGGAGTCCTTTTAAAAGAAAACAGTTTCATTTCAAATACAAATATTAAAGAAACCACACCGCAAGATGCCGCCCCCGATATGACAACCTACCTCAATGCTACACCTGAGCAGAGGCAAAAGGCACTTTTGCGCATGGAAGTCGTTGAACGCTATGAAAAACGCGATAAAAGGCTCAATGTTAAGGCATTTTTGGACACTTTAGAAGCTAAATTTAGCGCACTTTCGATGAATGAAATGAAGCTTTTTAGGTACAAAAAGCTCGTTGAAACTGCCAAAAAAGAGGCAAAAAGCCCTTTAGAAGCACTGCTCGACAGCCGAGGGAGGCAAAAGGGCACGATAAACATGAGCGAAGAGATGCAGGATATGGCAGTGCGCATGTTCGCACGCCGTGATAACCCGCTTAAAGTCGCCTCAATTTATCAAAATATGCTCCACCAGTACAAAAAGGAGATGTGCAGTTATGATGTGCTCAACAACTTCCTAAACCGTTGGAAACGTGAGAACGCATCGCTTGCTGAGTTTGCACAAAATGCTGACAAATGGAAGAACAACCGTCTCGCAGCGTTTGGAAGCAGTAGCGAAAAAGCGAAGTACCCAAACCACTTTTGGGAACTGGACTCGACACCGTGCGACATCATCTGTAAGGATGGTAAACGCTATGCTATTTTGGGCATGGTGGATGTGTATTCGCGTCGTTGTACCTTTTGGGTGGACGAGAAGTCAAGCAGTTACAGCATCTCTCGTTTGCTTCGCAAAGCGATCTTAAAAATGGGTGTACCTGAACATGTGGTGGTGGACAACGGTAAGGACTACCAGTCCAATCACTTCGACTCTATTACGTATAACCTCGGCGTACAAAAGATCACGGTGCCGCCGTTTAGCGGCGACATGAAACCTCACATCGAACGGCTCTTTGGCACGCTGAGCGCTCAGCTTTTTGAAGAGCTAGAGGGTTACATAGGGCATAGCGTAGCCGAGAAATCGGAGATAGAAAGCCGAAGAGGCTTTGCACACAAGATCGCCTCGCAAGCGAAGTGGTATGAGCAAGCAAAGAAAGAAGAAAAGCGAACGTTCTGCAATGCCTTAGCGATCAAAAAAGACAACCTTGGTCTTGAAGTAAAAGTGCCCGTTGATGCAGAACGGCTACAGCAGATCATCGACGGATGGGTTGAGGGTATTTACGAAAAAAGAGAACACAGTAGCCTCGGCAAGTCCCCGTTAAAACGGTGGACTGATACGTTTATGCCTGTAAAGAGCATCAGTGACCCGCGTGCGCTTGACATTCTGCTTGGTGAAAGCTTTGAAAGGCGTGTCGGGAAGAAAGGTATACGCCTCAACGGTGCGCTTTACCAACATGTACACCTTGCGCATTACATCGGGGAGATGGTTCGCCTAATGTGCGATGACAATATGGGGCATGTGTACGTTTACAAGATGAACTATGAGCCTATCTGTATCGCCGAAGACTACGAATACACGGGTAAAAGCAGAGCCGAGCTTGCAGAGGGTAAACGCATCAGTCACCGCATCGCTAGAGAGTACGCGAAGCTTCTTGAAGAGTGGGAAAACATCAGCCGTAAGGTTGATCCATCCATCCGACATCGCATCGATGCGTCTTTGAAAGAAAACTCCCCACTGGTGAGCACAAAGGTTGTCTCTAAGGTGACCGAGGTTAGCAGCGCAGTAATAGCGGCATCCAAAGAGTTTGCTCGTCAAGATGCGGAGGTTGTAGAAACTTCAAACATCATGAACATGGAGGGAGAGAAACTACTCCCATCAGGTCGCCCGGCATTTACACAACTTGTCGATCGGTTTATGTGGGACTTGGAACACGACACGGTGGATGAGAGCACGAACAGGTTAAAAGAGAAACAACCCGACTTATGGGAGATTGCAGCAAAAGAGTTTGCACGAAAAAAGGTTGGATAGTGGAGCGATTATAAATTCGCTCCATGATCGAGTCTTAAATTAAACAACAATAAAAGGAGTACAAAAATGCGTGAAGAGTTTATCCGAACACGGAATTATATTAAATTGGTTGAGTCTTTCGCAAACCTTAAAAATCTACCCGAAACTGCGCCTCGCATGGGGCTAGCGTTTGGTGATTTTGGGTTAGGTAAGACCGTAGGATTAGAGAAGATTGCGGCGCAAGAAAATGCTATTTTATTGCGAGCGACGCAGACATGGTCAAAGAGCTCTTTGCTCTCTAAGTTGTGTACCGAGCTTGGATTAGATACGAAAGGGCATAGCTCGATGATGCATGAGCGTGTGAAAGAGTCGTTTATCTTAGAGCCGCGCATCGTTATTATCGACGAGGTGGATGCTTTATTGAAAGCGGAGAAATTATCGGTTTTGGAGCTTCTAAGAGACCTCCATGACGAAACGCAGATCATAATTTTCTTTGTGGGTATGGAAGAAGCCAATGCAAAGTTTAAGAAGTACCGACACTATTACAGCCGTATCGTAGAGCTTATTAAGTTTGAGGGGATTGCTTTGCAAGACATTGAGAGCTTTTGTGCTCTTAGCGACGTAAAGATCGAAACAGATTTGATTCATTTCTTCGTAAAACGTTATCCCAACCTACGACAGATTAAAGTTCTACTGCTTCGTCTTGAAAACTGGTGCGAGATGAACGAAGTGGCGAGTGTTGATCTAAATTGCTTTAAGAGAAGTGGGGTTGAACATGGACTTAACACGCAGAACTAGACTGTTCCAGAAAAAGAAGAGCACAAAACAAAGCATATGGAACTACATGCGCCGCAATATACGCTTCCGTGTCGGCGACATAATGATGATCTTAGACATTAAAGACAAAACGATAAAACCCATTATGTGGGCACTCGAAAAAGCCGGATACCTCAGGCTTGAGAGCGCAGGCGATGCGTATAAAGACCGCATTTATACGTTTATTAAAAACACCGGCATAAAGAGCCCGTCGATAAACGGTGCGGAAGTATATGACCATAACACCGGGGAGGTGTTTAGCCCTAAGTTAAACAAGGAAGCACGATGAGCTTGTCAATACTAAAACAAGCTTGCGATCGGTACGGACAGCGTAAGGTCGCAAAGCGCATCAAGCGCAGCGTAACGGCGGTAAACCAAACGCTGCACGGAATATATCCTAAGCCTGAGAACATTTTAACCTTGTGCGCTACAGCCTTTACGGAGTTTGAAAGCAATGAAATTGTATGCCCTACCCTTGGAATGATCCATAGCGGAACATGCGCTAGGTACTCTCTTTGGGCAGAACAGAACAAAGTCCACTCCGATAGGCTCTATCGATCGGTTAAGGATAAGTGCCTGACATGCAAACAAGGGAGAAAGGATGGCGCATGACTTTGTAAACGTTACAGAGCTCCTTGAGCGCATAAAGGACAGGCTTAGCAAAAGCATAGGTGAGCGGTGTGTGCTCGACAGCGATGTCGCGGCGGCGTTAGGTATTAAAAAGCGCATCTTGGCAAATGCAAAATACCGAAACAGCAACACGAAACTGCTTGAACCCGTACTGAGGTACTGCATGAGAGAGCGCATTGACCCTATAGCATTACTGATAAAAGAAAAACCAAACAAAAAGGAGTAAACATGGTATTAAACGAACAAGGTGCGTGGAGAGATAAAGAGGGAAATTACAAACACCCCGATCTTGTCCCTGTGGATAAGCAATTAGAAGATGAGCTTGTTATGAAGCTCGTAAGTGATGCAAAGGCGGTTAATGAAACCTTGGCACAATTTAAGGCATCCGCATTTGAACAATGCTATGCGTTTGTTGACATATTGCGGCAAAAGTACGGTCTCAATCGTCTTGAAAAATCGGAATCGGGCTCTGTTACGCTTCGCGCGTACGATGGTACGGCGGAAGTACAAATCCAAGTCGCAAAGTTGATCGTCTTTGATGCAAAGCTAAAGCTTGCAAAAGAGAAGCTCGACGAATATTTTACCGAAAAAACGGAAGACTCCGATCCTGAGATCAAGACGCTTATCTTGAGAGCATTCGAGGTGCGTAACGGCAAGGTAGATGCTAAACAGATTTTGAGTTTGAAAAGCTACCCAATTACACATCCAAAGTGGCGCGAAGCGATGGTGATGATCGATGATGCTACGGAGATCGCCGGAACAAAGAGTTATATTCGTTTTAAAGAGCGCAAAGACGGTTTGATTGATGGCGATATGGTCGCCATACCGCTCGATCTTGCCTCCGTCGAGATTCCTAAAAAAGATTGATTTAACAGCCTCCGCATGCGTGTGGGGGCGATTAAGTTAATGGTATAAGTTAATTTTCGGTAAAATCAACACAAAAGGAAGGTGTTATGGAAGAGAACATCGTTAAAAATGTATGTGCCGAACTTGGCATAAATCAAAAAGAGCTAGCGGAGCAAATTGGTGCAGCGGAGGCTACGGTTAGAAACTGGAGTGCTGGCAAAGAAATACCCGCATGGGCACACAAATCAATGGATATGCTCATCGAATTAAAGAAATATAGAGAGCTATCAACCACCGCAAAGAAATTTATAAATCTTATTCAAGAGATAAAATAAAACCGCACAAATATATCTTTTAGATAATTTACTATTGACAAAAGTATCTTAAAGATATAAAATTCCTCTATAATTTATCTCAAAAAGAGGAAAATATGAAAAATCTAGTTATTGTAACCAACCTAAAACGCTACAACTCCGCTATCTACTCCGTAAAAGAACTGATCAAGGCTCAAAAAATAGACGATTACGAACACCTAATCGACACTATTATGCTTGCCTACTATGGGATTGAAGGGATTATTACGGATATGGAAATCCAAAATCGTGAAGAGCTCATCAAACAAGCATCAAAAAATCAAAAATAAAGGAGAGGCTATGAAACATCCTATCGAAATAGCAAAAGAAAAGTTTGCAAAAAATAAAGACATTACAGTGTGTCAGGTCGTTGCGAGAGGTAAAACAAATATATGTGGTGTTGTTTATAAGGGTCTGTTTTACCCTGATTGTTATTTTGATGACAAAGAAGGACAAGTGGCTTATGTCATTGAAGATGGAGAGGGAATTTGTCTATTCACTTCGGACGGAACTTTTGCTACACGGTATAAGTTAGATTTTGGAATCAAAGAAAAGGTTAAAAAATGATTGACGTGTATTCAGAATTAAGAAAACAATCTCTGAATTATGAAAGCCTCAGTCACGTAAAAACTGAATTTTTAGTGGATGATTTTATCGTTAGTGAGGCTATTACCATGATTTATGGGAAAGAGAGCCAAGGTAAGAGTTGGTTTCTTTTGTCGCTTGTGAAGAAACTAGAACCGATGGAAAACATCAAAAATATTGTCTTTGTTGATCTTGATAACCCTAAAACACAGCTCAAAAAACGAAATCTTGATGTTCATTTTGGAAACAGTAATAAAATACTCTACTTAAATAAAGGCGATATGACGATGGATAGCGAAGAGCTTTTGGAGCTATTTCGTCAAGGAGCACGACAACCAGGGCAATATTACAAGGGTACTGTTCTCATTATCGACAGCACGAGGGATATTGTCGATAATACCTACAACGATGTGCAGGTTAAGCGTTTTATGCAGATTATGAAAGATGTTAGAGATGCTGGAGGAACCGTTATCTTAATTCATCATTCAACGAAAAATGGTAAAGTGATCGAGGGAAGCTCTGATTTTACTAAGAGTGCCGATAACGTCTATGAACTTAGCCAAAAAGCACGATACGATAATGTACTTCACTTTGCTTTACATGTAGAGTATGACCGTGATCCGATAAAGCACTGTGGCTTTAGTGTAGATACATCAACATTAGTTATGGGTATGATTGATCCAACATTGGCGCATATGAATCCGCATGATGAAGAAATAGTGAAAAAAATACGTGAAGAGCTTAAAAAACATCCTGATGGACTCAATCAAGGAAAACTTATGACAGCTATAGGGTATAAATCAGCTGATCGAGGTGGCAAGGCAATACTTGAGCGTTTTACTGGAAAACTTTGGCATACTATTAGCGGTGCAAATCGACAAAAAATATTTAAAATAGGTTTGTAATATAAAAATGTGCATCACCTGCACCACCTGCTTCACTCGATAAATAAGGGCGTATACACCGCATAATGCAAGTAATGCGAGTGATGCAAATATTTAAAAAGTCCATCTGATAATCTCACTCCAAACCACACGTACCACACGACCACACCACACATTTTACCACACTCAAACAGCCTATTAATGGTACTTTAGTATCTATTATGGTTGTGTGGTACGTGTGGTAGATACCATTCAAAAGGACGCCCCATGACTCCAAAACAACAACAAACACACAAAAGCCTCATTGTACAGGTTCACACGTCGACACGTTACAAAAACTACTACAAAGAGAACCGCGAAGCATACGAAGAGTTACTCTACAATGCCTTTGGCAAACGCTCCTCAACAGCGTTACATGTAACGGAGCTCATTCAATTAGTGAGCTATCTTAACATGCAAACGGATACATTGCCAGTGTTTCAGCATAAGCGTTGCACACCCTCTCAAGCGTGGAAGATCACAACTATGTGGGAGCAAAAAGCGAGAGACAAAAGCGAGCATGCACTGCTTAGTTTTTGCAAACGCATTACTAAAAGGGAGTGTGAAAGTATCGCTTCGCTAAGAGTCGACGAAGCAAAGAATATACTGATAGCACTTCAAAAACTTCAATAATTTTCTCAAATTGAGAAATATTTAAATTAACCCCTCATTTACATGTAAAATACCAAAAACGCTTATAGGTAGGCTATGTCACTTTCTAATAAAGATATTTTCGAAGACTTTACTAGGCGCATCCGTGAGGGTGCGAGCGATGAAGAGATGATGCGAGAATATGGCGGTATGCCTATCTATGTCCCCTCTTGGTGTATGAATGGTCGTAATGATGAGATCATCAAAGACTACACCGAAAACAAACTCTCCCCAAAAGAACTCAAGCTCAAATATGCTCTTAGCCTCAGCCGCATCTATGAGATCATCGGCGAGGCAAGAGAACCATCCCTCTTTTAATCTACATACTCTCTCAAATAATCTTCCAAAATACTATAAATTTCTTCTTCAACACCACGTGTTAAGTTCCCATCTTTTGTGATCGGAGCGAAAGAACGTGCCACGATAGTCCCATCTTTACTTCCGAACTGGTGAACCAGTGGGTATGGGTATCCATCTTTGCTAAAAGCATTTACCCCAGCGATAACCGAATGCTCATCAGCTTGAGAGTTAATGCTCTCATACATGTTACTGTCTTTGCTTTGGAGCATCTTATGTTCACCGCGCTTTGCTTTGGAGCGTTTGGTACTCTCTTTAAGTGGGTGCCACGGTGTTCCATCAGGAGATTGTTCATTGTCGAAACTGTCTTCCATTGTGTTCGTAAAAAAAGTGCCTATCTCGCTCATGGGTGATTTAAGCGAGGTAAGCTTACTATGTAGCCGTCTTATAGCCTCTTCTATCCGAGGTGCTCCGATAACTTCAATCGTGATCATCTTTTCTTCTTTATTTTTGGTATAATTCTTTTATCGGAAAGAGCACCGCATGGAATGAGCAATGAGCGCTCCATCGTGCAAAGATGCGGTTATTGAGCGCGCTCTTTCTGATAAATGAGTTTTCCCTCTCTTTTTTTCTCCAAAGTCGTTGCTTTATCGATAAAATAAAAAGTAACTCCTTGCGTTTTATCGGGAAGATACTCAAAAATAGCCATTAACGCTTTTTGCTTCTCTTTGTCGTCTTTAAAATAGTGAAACATTTTCTTAACTAAACGGTTTGCCTTGTCGTCCCATTCAAGATATATCTCGTCAGGGGCGTTAAGCACCGTCGCAAAGGCGTCTATATAGAAGTGTCTGTCTTGTTTTTTAATCTTTGATTGTCCTGCAAAATTTTCAAATAAGCTATCGTCTATAATCATTGGGTCGCCCACTTTATCGACATACATTGCACCTGATTTAACGCCTAAATCTCCATAAAATTTCTTTTTCAACGCTTCATCGCTGTAGGCACTGTATGATGTTTTAGGCATGATGGTTGGAAGTGATTTTAAACTCTTATCTAAGTCTAGCTTTGCGATCTTTGCAACACGATTACCCGCACCGGGATTGTATGCCCAGTCTTTTGTGGCGATGTCTTCTTGCGTTCCTGTCGTTAATTCTTTACCTTGCTTTTGAAGTTGCTGTGCACTCCATGCTCTGACTTTACAATGACATCCCCATGCGTTTGGTGGATAGTTGGTTTGCCACCACGGGTCTGTTCTAAGAAGAACGATGCCGCTCTTTCGTTTGTGTTCCATTCTTGGATGCTCGCTAAGACCTCCGATATATTCCCAATAGATATTATGCTCGCCTTGCATTTGCTGTTCATACCTAGCCGTCGCCATTGCCACACGAGTATTTGTTTTAAAGATCGTGTTAAGACGCGTAGAGTTAACAGTGATCTCTTTGACTTCTCCCGTCGTTGGATTGACGATGCTCTGCTGACCCCACCATCCTTTTTTCTCAAGTGTGGGGATAAGCGCTTTCTTCCAATCCTCAAAGCGTGTACCGTTTTGCATCGCATCGGTGATAGAGCCGTGGATATCGCTGAGCAAATCAAGGCGCATGACCTTTGCAACCGTAAAGGCTTTATGGTGTGCGTCCTTACTCATCTCGTTGTAATCAAAGCTAAGCTTATACCCTTTATTGCGCAGATAGTCGATAGCATCCTTAGGGGCAAGCCCTGCGGCAAAAGAGGGTGTTTTCACGCTTCGCTTTCCTCAAATTCGCTTTGAGCGCTGCCTAAAATGTAAGAGCTTTGCAATGCACTATCCATCACGTCCTGTAACGCTTCGATGTCCATTTGCGGGTATGCTTCGTGTAATGCATCAATAGCCTCTTCAAACGAGGTGCATTTATCAACAATATCCACTATTTGACTTTGAAATGAAAGTGCTATGGTTTTAAGATCAGTACCGCTTTCGATGTCTTCTAAACTCGTGATCGGTTTATTTTGACTAAACGCATAGAGCTTCTGTAAGTGTTTATTGGCAATGGTAGCCGTTGGGTCGGTTTTCTCTTCGACTTCAATGTTATACGTCCGCTCAATGTAGGCTTTTGTGGGTTTATAACCCATGTTTGAGATGCGTTCGTCGCGTTCAGCAAGTACCGTGTTTGGGTCATCTTTATCTTTTAAAATGATCTTAATAGGCTCTTTGATGGAATTCAGTACCCTGAAGCTTTCAATGACTTTGCGCATGAGCTGGAGTGTCGTATGCTCATCAGACATCGCAATGTCTTCTCTGATCTCATTGTGCGTTTGTGTAGCGGCAAAACTGCCACCTTTGACATTCCCTGTTAAATTGCCTCCTAAGATCGCCTCCCTGATCTGGTCGTCCAAGTAGGAAGTGATCTTGTCAAAATCTCCCGTTTTTGAGACAGTTTCAATTTTGATTTCATCATCTTTCTCAATGACTGCGGCATCCCCGCTGAGCATGGCGTAAAGCTCCTCAGCCATCGCGTCCTTATCGCCGTCAGTTTTACCGATAGCCCACGGCACACCGTACTTTTCTAAGAACTTGATCCAAAACTCCAAAGAGGCGTTTTTGAATTTGACATACCAAAACAAGGACTCGGCAAGCGGTCTTCCCATCGGCTTATGGTACTTGTCTTCGTACAGGGCTATGACGGCTTTATGTTCGGGAATATCTGTCAATGCGCCGTAAGGGCTATAGTAGAGTACCCCGTTTTTCATCGTAAACTCACGGTAAGAGCGTTCGACAAGTTTAGGCATGAGCAAGTAGCCCTCAGGTTGTACTTCCCAGTTGACTTCGAAAACGCTCGCACCTTGGAATGGAGCATCAAGGATTTTACGAAGCACCGTGTGATCAAACACATTCGTGAGCGGTTCAATGAGCGTCTCGTCTTTACATGTAATGATCAGCTCTTTTTTGAGCGTTGCCGCTTTACGGCTTCCGATGCTTGAGATGACGGTTGCATCGTTTGAAATGCGGTCTAACTCATCTTGATCGAGCCAGCGTTGGTAAACCGGTAAATTGTCCATAATACTGCGTAAAATATCGACAGCAGGGGCGGCACTAGAAGTTCGTTTTTCTTGTTTTAATGCTTTAGTTTGTTTAGGTTTAAAAATGTTGGTTATAAATTTCATCGGTGTCTCCTTGGCATTCTTCCTCTTAATCCTCTGCGATTTGTTCGCGGGGCGCTATTGTGTTTTTTCATTTTTGCAAGCTTACTTAGGCGGTAAACGCACACGAGACCATCGGGGGCATCATCATTTTTTCCCTCAGGATAGTCCTCAAGCTGTTGGATAAGTTGTATTTGATCTTCATGTAAAAGTATTTCTCCATTCTCAATAGGGAGTTCAAGCTCTTCAATTCGCAGCCCTTTGTTGTCAGTATTGTTAATACCGCGTAAAGGCATAATAATCCCTCTATCAAACGCTTCATCTAGAATAAAAGGTTTAAGATGGAACTGCCCTCCATTATCTTCATATCCATAAATCTTGCATCGGTACTTTTCTTGCAAATCAACCATGCGTTTGCATATCTCTTTTGAACCAATTACTAAGTTGATTGACTCTAGCACATAACCTTTTTTTTCTTTTTCATCAACACCAAATATGGTTAAGTTTGTATAGTCACTCTTTTTTTTCTCCCCAGCCGGATCACACCATCCAAAAATCTTTAATTGCTTTAAGTTTGGTAGTTGTCTATAGAAATGCATCTTTTCACGCACGAATTTTTCAAACCCTGAGGATGGTTCATTTTGGTACTCTTTATTAAACGATCTTGGTGCTTCGGCACGTTTACGCATAAGTGTTTCAATTCCGACAGCTTCCGCCCAAAGAACCCGTGCTCCTTTGTCCATTTCTTGTTTGTTAGCCAAGTAAAAAGAGTGTGATGCATCTAGCCCTTGGTGTATATGAAGCATACTAAAGCGCTCCCACAAGTCCATTCGATCCGGGAACGTGATGATAGCTTTGTGTATACGTGGATTCCAAAACGCAAGCTTGAGCTTGCGAGCGAGCACAGAGTCTTTGTGTAAAAGCGTTCCAATATAGATAATGTCCATATCATCATTAACTGCACCAAGGTTCGCAACTGATTCATCAAGTAAGGCTTCTCGTTTATCCCTCTGATCACGACTGCGTACATTCTCATCATTTTCAAAGTCATCAATGATGGTTAAATCAACCCTCCAAACGCCATGCTTGATACCTCTGGCACGCTTACTAGACCCATACCCTTTGACACGAACACCATTTTTAGTGACGAAATCCCCAATCTTCCAAGATCTGCCGATGCCTGTTGCATGAGGAAAGTCCGCCTTGAGATTGTCATTCTCGCTCAGTTCAATCTTAATGGCTTCAATCTGTGTCTCGGCAAGCTCTATGGCGTCTGAGAAGATCGTAATAAAATGTTTAAGATTGTTAACGATACACCAAATGACAAAGACAACAGAAACATCAGTAGACTTACCATGCCCACGGGGAGCCGCTACACCATACTTCTCACTCTTGATCGTATCAAGCTCATTGGCAGCAGCGCTTGAGAGAATAGAGCGGCTTTTAATACGTTGGTAGATCGTCTCAAGATCAGCCTGAAGCGCGGACTTACCGGGAAGATAATAGTAATGAGGAAAGTACGTCTTTCTAAAATAATCAAAATCAACAAACTGACGTTTGATCCTTGCATCGTTTTCTTTGGGATCAAGTGTAGTATTAGAGTGAATGATTTCCTTGAGGGAGTCTGAATACTCACCAAGCCATTTTTGAAACTCTTTACGCGTTAAGCGCTCAGCTACTTTCTCATCAATACCCTCGGCAAGTAGATCGCTTTTTGTGTCATGAAGTAATGCCCTAAGCGCTTCTTTATCAAAGAGCGACATCGAATTCATCCCCATGTTGGTCTACAACTTCGATAAACACCTCTAACAGTGCTTTATCGCCACGCGCCTTGATGCCCTCGCCGATCACTTTGATAACATGTTTAATGATGCCATGCTTATAGGCGGCAGGGTCTTCATAGCGGACGATCGCTTTCATCTTAGCGAAAGCATCGGAGAGCTTGACGATCTTGTCCGCTTTCTCGCCCGCGGGCAATGCCGCCTCTCGGACATCTTTGAGTGATTCGTACATGTAAGCGACGAAGTCAGAGTACAGGTGTTTGATCTGTCAACAGTTTATGATACACAGAAAAGAAAATGTCTAAGCACTGATGTTGTTTTGTAACAAGTATCTATTTTCAAAATCTACCGGAGATAAATAGCCATTACTTGAGTGTAACCTCTGTCTATTGTAAAACACTTCAATATATTCAAATATTGCTTGATTGGCTTGGCTCCTTGTTTCAAATTTCATGTGATGTGTCAGTTCGGTTTTTAGCGAGTGAAAAAAACTCTCAGCAACAGCATTATCGTAACAGTTTCCCTTAGCACTCATACTCTGAACGATGCCATATTCCTTAAGTAAGGCTTTGTGAGCATCAGAAGCATATTGACTGCCGCGATCGGTATGCCAGATAACACCATGAGGAGGATTACGCTTTTTAAGTGCCATAAATAAAGCATCATTGACAAGCATGGAACTCATATGTGTATCCATAGACCACCCGATGACTCTTCTCGAATATAAATCAATTACAACCGCTAAATACAGCCACCCTTCTTGTGTCGGAATATAGGTGATATCGCCCACATACATTTGATCGGGCGTTGATGTATAAAAGTCTTGTTGTATTCGATTAGGGGCAATGGCATACGTATGATTGGAATTGGTGGTAAGCACTCTAAAACGACGTTTATTGCGACAACTGAGTCCTAATTTTTTCATAATCCTTGCAATTCGTCTACGAGAAACGATCAAGCCATAGAGTTGCTCAAGTCTTTTTTTTAGACGACGCGTGCCATAGGTTTGATAGGTTCCAAGAAAAATATCCTTGATCATCGTATTTAAAAAAGTATCTTCTTGTTTTTCAATACGAAGCCATCGATAATAACAGTTCCTTGATACCTCTAATATATGACACATTGATGCAACATTGAATTCGTTGCAATGCTCTTTGATCCAGGCGTACTTCAATGAGCTTCGTTTGCGAAGAACGCCGCTGCCTTTTTTAAGATATCTCTTTCCATCTTTAAACGGGCATTCTCTTTACGCAAGCGCTTGTTCTCTTCTTCCACGCTCTCTTTGGCATGATGGTTGATTGAAGAACGTACAATCATTGGAGATTCCAAATGATGCTTCTGACGATATTGACGTAACCATGCATATAAAGTCTTCTCACTCATCCCCAACTCTTTGGCAATTACCATCGCAGATTTCTCACTGTTTAATGCCAACTGTATCGCTGAATCTTTAAATTCTTGGGTATATCTTTGTACTCTCCCTGACATACGTTTATCCTCTTTATGATTTACAGAAATTCTATCATCTCTGTGTATCATTTAGTGTAACCAGATCAGTTCTCTTCGGTTTGGGTCTGCGACAATATGCTTTTCTGCTCGCAGTACGTCCCAGTCATACCCATTTGCTCCGTCTTCAGAACGATAGTTTTGAATGGTGCGTACACTGGTTTCTAAGATCGCGGCGATCTCTTCGACATTTTTACCGACGATGTACAAAGAGCGTGCTATTTCGATCTTTTGCGCTTTAGAAGCCATGTGTAAACCCTTTCGTGATAGAACTGTATCGGCGTTTCGTATGTGCATATGCATTGCCGATGCGAGGTGTATTGACCTCTTTTGAGGTTGAAATAGCAGTCGGTATAACACCTTTTGCCATCTTGATGAGCTTGCTATCAGCCTCTCTGACGACTTCTTTATCGCCTAGCCCTTGCGCCTTGCGTAATTCATTAAGCGCTAGATCAACGGCGATGCTGATTAAAAGAGGGTTTGGATTTGAGGGAATGAGAATAAATGAAGAGATATAGGTCTTAGCCTCTTCGATTGCATGATCAATACGTGCATCATCCATCTCTCCGGTGCTATCAAGATCACTGAGTTCTAAGAGCTCGCCCTCGCTCACTTCTTTTAAGAGGTTTTCTTTCGTTATCATTACTCTCCGCCTATGTGTTTAAAAGGTGTTTAAATTCGCCTAGAAACGATTTAAAACTTTTCTTCGATAAACGAGTCGGATTAAGGCTTAAATCGTTTTTAGAGCCGTTTATGGCTTCCCCTCAAAAAGAGGGGAATGTTTACGAGACTGCGGTTGCAATACGCATCGCTTTAACCACTGGAATCGGTAGGGGTTTTGAGTTACCGATCAGGTTGTACCCAGACGGGTTGTCTAGCTTAACGGTCTTAACAAAAAGAGGCAACGGTTGAAGACCTGCATCAAGATCGTCGATGGCGAGATATTTAAAGGCAAACGCCGCATCTTTGCTTTTTGCTTGAATGTTTTTGTCGTCGATTGCTTTAACGCGTTTTTTCGTTTTTGGGTCATAGTAGGTTGACACAAAACGATAGATAGTATAACCACCAAGTAAAATCGTTGAGCCTACAACTTTTGCGTCTGAACGCGCATCGTTCGGTAAAGATGAAATTTTTGACGAAATTTTTGAGAAAACTTTTTTACCTGCGTAAAAATCAACATTTTCCCCAAACCCATCTTCTGCAATCTGTTCAGCCATCTCACTTAGGCCATCGATGATGTCTTGTAGTGTTGCATCTGCTGCATCCCATTTTTTTGTAATCGCATAAGTTGGAACGGTTCCATAGTCTACTTCGTATGTTTCCATCCCACTATCCGTTTTCATAGCGTATGCAATTTTTCCGCTTAAGCTCTGTCCTGAAAGAGATTCCATCGTCGCTCGAATGGTCTTACGCATGAATTCGACCTGTGAATTAACATAGGTTTGCACATACTCTTGTTGCCCATTTGCTAAAAGCGTTTTAATATTGTTAAGTACGTCCGCACCTAAGAATTTTTGTACAGAAACGGGTAATGGCTCAATAAACTTAATCGTGCCAGTATCGCCGCCAATGCCAATGGCACCTGTTCCCCTTTTTACGACAGGTACTGCCTTGATTGTTTCAATGAGTTCATCAATGCCAATCGTCGCAAAAGGGTGTTGTGTGCGGACATCTTCAGGGTAGAACGTATCCATAATCGGTGTTTTTAGCACGGGCGCTTGTTTAATAGCAACAGCGACCGCCGCCAATGAAAAGAGGTTTTTTAGCATGCGTTCTCCTTATTAAACTGCATAAATTGTAATGTCGCTAAGAAGAGCAATGTCGTCTTCCGTTGCGTTTGAGGTACTCTCACTTGTACCAACTAATAGCATGTCTGCAACCACGGTACCGTGTTTAACTACGGGTGCCGATGTATTAACGGTTGTATCTAGCTCTTCGGCAAGTACACCTTTTGGATTTTGTGTACCGTTTGTTGCGGTAGGTACATAGGGCACGTAAAGCCCTGATGAATTTTTGGCAACAATGAGACCTTTTGGAAGTGTGCCCTGATCTTCGGCAAATACTCCCGTTAGGCAAACTGGAGAGTGGGTTCGATCAAGAACGGAGCGGGTGTCATAAGTTCCCGTATTTACAACTGCATTAAACATTGTTATCCTTTTTAAAATCTAGCAGCGCTGATAGCTGTATCAGCCGTAGCATTGGGTTGATGTTGTTTGTTATCGAATAGATCATTACCTCCGGGTGCGGTCACGAACGGTTTGGCGGTTTCCATAAATTTATCGAACCCATCCATATCAGCTTTGCACATTTTAAGCGCGTGCTCTTTTTGATCCGGGTGGATTTTTTTGGCAGCGATCGCCGCATCTACTTTAGCCACGGCACTGGCTTCTTTGTTGGCAAGAACTTCTGCGTTAAGCTTTTCTTTGTCAGCTTTTAAAGATGCGTTTTCTGCTTGTAAGGCAGTCATTGCATCCTTCTCCTCTTGGGTCATGGTTTCCTCCTTGGTTTGGTTATTGAGTTTATTAAGCCTTACCTCGTCGAGCTCTTGGAGGAAAGGTTTATTAGTAAGGGCTACGCTGTGTAGTGTCCAGCCGATATTGGCACCCGTTGCTTGGTCGATGGTATTGGGTGCGAAGACAGGAGAGAGATAGCGGTACTCTATGTTTTTAATGTATGTTGTTGCTTTATCCGTCCATTCGATCTTGGCAAAGAGCTCTCCATTTTCCGCCTTAAGGCTCAAAGGAATTTTTTTAATCCAACCGGAAGCTGGAGCTTGATCGCCATAGAGGGTTTGGTGTTCATAGTCACAGACGATGTCGACAGCTGACTTCTCAAAATTTCCAACCATCTGGTCGAATGTGGCTTGATTGAGTTCAAACGCACCGACGGGGTGTCCCTCCCATTTACCGCTAATGCCAATTTTAAGCCAAGGGTTGTCCCCTGTAATTTCGATCGCATTTTTCAGCATAAAAAAATTAGCCGCCGCAACACTCAAGACGATAAAGTCTTTCATTCCACTTCTCCGTTTAGATAATTTTTTTCAATCAAAGTCACATCAAAGCTAAGCAGGTAGACTGTCATGTAGGACTGTCCTTTTGCCGCATCAAAAATCTTCTTGATCCGCGTCACGTTAATAGGCTCACTCTCTGCGATACTCTTTACATGTAAAGCGTTTTTAACGTTTTTGATAAAGTCTAACAGCGCATAGTCTTTGCTCTTGCGTGTATCTTCTTGCTTTGAGTAGGCAAGGTGTACAAGGTAGAGCGAAAACGTTGCATTTTCCCTAAACAGAGCATTCGGTTTTGATTCGACAAAGTCAACCATGACACACGGTAAAAACGTTTTAAGCACTTCTGCGGTGTCAGGTTTATCAAACTCTCCAAAATAGCTTTTTACGTTAAAGCCTTGCTCTTTTAAATAGGTTTTTAAAGCCGCCTCAAATTGTGCAACCATGCGCCGCGCCCTCGATAGTGAATTTCTGCCGCAATCCTACACGATACCTATACGCCTTATCCACTACTATATTTAAAGAGCGCGCTTGAAAAAAGGAGTTGAATAGAAAGGCGGAACGACTCTGCGGCATCATTCGCTCATCAATGAGAGTTTGAGGAGTGAAAATGTTGGAGACAATCAGCGCTTATCTGCCGGTGGCGCAATTTATGTTAGTGTTTATCGCATTGCCTACAATCAAACTACTGTTTAACCAAAACAAACAGATTGCAACACTCCAACAAATTGCGCAAGGGCAACAAGACACGATTACATTTATGCACGGCGTTCTCCTCGATACCGCCTCCCCGGAAGTGATCACAAAGCATCTCATCGCGCAGAAAAAACGCAAAGAGAGTGTGCACTCATGAAAGGTAACTTCGTCGAGGTTGGCACTGTAGTCGGGATCGACCTTGCTAACCGTGCGCTGGTGCGTGTCCAGCTCTTCGACCGAGTAAGCGCATGGATACCCTACCAAAGCATCTCAAACAAATTTATGAAAGTGTGGATTCCTCCGCAGCTCAATGAGCAAGTGATCGTCGTGCTTCCTTTTGCGGAAGCTAATGGAGGCATTGCTCTTGGCAGCATTTTTAATAAAGGGTGCAAAGAGCCTGAGGGTGCGAACGATCACACGGCAATTGTTGAGTTTAGCGACGGTACGCGCATCGTTTATGACACGCAAACGCATGATCTTTCGATTACGACGGAGCATCATATCAACCTTAGTGCAACCGCGGTAAATATCACCGGAGACCTAAATGTAACCGGAACGATTACTGATGAAAAAGGCTCTTTAAGTACGCACGTACATACAGGAGTCGCTTCGGGCAATGCACAATCAGGAGTTCGACCATGACTTTGGCTGCGCGCATCATCCGCATTTTAACTACAAAGCTCGGCGAGCGTGTCGGCATGCCGACGTATGGAAGTGAGCTTTACAAACTACGCGATCGTGCGCTTACACCTGAAACACGCTTGCTTTTTACGAAGTATTGCAAAGAGGCGATCGAAAGATGGGAAGACGTCAGTGTGAGCAGTGCGAAGATCAAGTCCTTTGATGCAAAATCTGGCAAGTTTTCATTTTTGATCACGCTTGATGATGGCGAGACCATAGAAGGAGCGGCGTAATGGCGAAGATACCTCCTATGTGTAAAGAGCTGACACTTGATCAGATCAGATCGGAACTTGTTGCTATTTATCAAGCCTACGATACTGAGTATGAGCCTAACGAGAGCGACGAAGTTATGCCTGTTTTAGAGACTTTCGCTTACCGAGAATTGCAACTTCGGACGATGACAAATGATCTCGTCGCGCAGAGTTTTTGGCAGACCGCGACGGGCGCATACCTTGACTTTCATGCTTCAGAATTTTTTATCGAACGTGATGCAGGGGCTAAGCCAGCCGCTCCGGTAACTTTTACGTTAGGTGCGACTTTGAGCACAGACTATGTGCTAAGTGCAGGACTTGAGCTTTTAAATGAAGACGGTAGTACCTCTTTACTCCTTGCAGATGTAACGTTTTTAGCAGGCTCAACCGAGGCAACAGGCATCGCCGAATTACAGCTTTACACAGCGACATCAGACACGAAAGTGATCTCGACGATGGTGCCTAGGGCGTATCTAACGAGCGTTACGCAGACATCCGTGTATAGCGGAGGAAGTAACCCGATGAGCGATGATGCTCTCCGTGCACTTATTGCCCTTGCAAACGAGCAACAAACAACCGCTGGGAGTGTAAAAAGTTACGAATATTGGGCACTACAAGCCGATGCGCGCATTAGCGACGTCAACGTCTACAGTAATGATCCGGGAGAGGTTGAAGTCATCGTGCATAGCCTAAGCGGCGTTGATGAAGCGATGCTTTCTCGCGTAGCAGAAGCGACGAGTGCCGCAGTGCATCGCCCTTTAACCGACAAAGTAAACATTAAAGCGGCAGGCAGGGTGCCTTACAACGTTACGGCTATTTTAAGTGTAAGCGACGAGGTTGACGCAACAACAACATTAGACACGGCTAAAGCGCGTTTAAAAGAGCGCCTAGATGTCGTAGAAATCGGTAAAAGTGTCACGATCGGCATGATCATTGCCGCACTATCAGTAGACGGCATTGAAGACGTAAGTTTAAGTGCTCCGGCGACAACCGTCGGCGTTGGCGAAGATGAAGTCGCTATCTTGGGAACAGTGGAGGTGAGCGTTGGCTAATCTAATCCCATCGCACTATACCGAAAGAGAAAAAAAGCTTGAGAGTACAGGTGCCGCATCGATCGAACGAGTTATGAGCGAGCTTTGGAGCGGGCGTTTGCATGATCCCGCCACATGTAAAGCGAGTTTTTTGTTTGCACTGGGGCAATACTACGGCGTTGAATACTGGTGGCAAAACATCTCCGAGGATGAACACAGAGCACTCATTGCCGCATTCCCAACAATCAAGCGACGACGCGGAACGTTATGGGCGGTTAAGCAAGCCGTTAATGTTATCGATGCAGGTGCGCTAATCGTCGAGGGGGATTACCAAATCCGCTTCGACGCAACAGCGACACATAACGGAGTGTATCAGCACGGCAATGCAACACACTGGGCGGAATATGTCGTTATCGCCAGCCGACCGATGATCAATGCGCAAGCCGCGCAACTTAAACGTTTGACGAAAAGCGTCGCACCGGCACGATCGTCTTTATTGCGCATCGACTACACGCGTGTAGCCGCAACACATAGCGGCACGATCTACTACGACGGAAATTACAATTACGGGAGCGTATCATAATGGCTACTTTAACCGAAACGACGGAGTATGCTGAGGGAGTTTATCAGATCGAAACAACCGACCCCGTCATCGGCGGAGCGGACGGCATCAGCAATGTACAGGCGAAACAACTCGCAAATCGTACTAACTTTTTAAAAAACCTCTTAACGAAAGTGATTGACGGTACGCAGAGTGTTGCAAAAGCACTCAAACTCGCGACGGCTCGAAAGATCAGCCTAAGCGGAGCCGTAACCGGCAACGCAAATTTTGATGGAAGTGCTGACATTACGATTAACGTTACGCTTGCGGATGGGCAAATTACGATCAATAGCATCAACGGCCTATCTACCGCATTGGCAAACAAACAAGACTCCGATGCAACGCTCTCCGCGCTAGCGCAAGTCTCAACTGCGGCGAATAAGCTCATTTATGCAACCGCCTCGGACACTTTTGCGACAACGGATTTAACGGCGTTTATGCGCACCCTTCTCGACGACACCGATGCGGCGGCGGCACGAGCAACACTCGGCGCGGCACCGACCGCTTCGCCGACGTTTACCGGAACCGTTACGGCTCCTGTTTTCTCAGGGGCGTTAAGCGGAAACGCCGCAACGGCAACGACGGCGTCGAACGCGAACAAACTTATCGGGATGAATTGGAACTGGATCGGGCAAGGCGGGCAACCTTCGTGGCTTTGGGGAGGAAACGACGCTTCAAACATGTACGTTTATAATCCTGCTAATTTTAGCGTTAATTACGCAAATAGTGCAGGAAATGGTGTTAGCAATGTATCTGGGGGTGGCAATGGTTACATTAAATTCTCGAATGGGGTAATTTTACAGTGGGGGAATATTGCACCCGCACAGAATGCACAAGTAACCGTTACTTATCCTATTGCCTTTACAGGGGTTGCTAGGGCTTTTGTAATGCCTTGCTCGAACGTAGACGCCTATGTACAAGCAATGGTTACATTATTAAATATTACAGATTTGGGAAGTTTTAGATTCCATTCTTTTAACGTTGCAGGCTATAGCTATAACTGGTTTGCGATTGGATATTAGGAGCAAAAAAAATGAAATATGCACACTACGATAAAGAAACAAAAAGAATTCTAGGATACTACGATAAAGAAATACACGGTGAGCTTACGCGCGCACCTAGTATCGAAGAGATAAAAGAAAGAGTAGAAGCACTTACGCTTTCGGAGGAAGCAGTTAAAAAACTTATTGAAACTGGATACACCGACACAATGCTTTTAGAGGTGCTGGGCGAAGAAACCTATGCAAAAGTTACGGCTAGGATTGTCGAGAGGGAATCGGTAATACCTACGCCTAACATAGAAATCGAAGACGCCGTTTGGCAAGAGGCAATAAACAACGCGCATAATAAAGTAAAGGCAAATGGCACGACGGAACTTTACGATTTTAGGGCACAAAGCGAAATTGTTGCAGAAGCCCTCGCAACATTTAAAACAGCGATTCAAACTGCGATCGATAAAACGGACTTGGTTGCACTTCGTTGTTGGAAAGCTGGCATTGAGTTCCCTGTTGAATGGCGAGAGTATACCGTAACATTAAGAACACTGCTAGCCTCTACGGTCGTTGTTGAATTACCAACAATGCCAGAGTACCCAAGCGGTAGTTAAAAAAGACCAGTGCCCTGCACGAAGCATTAAACATAGAAAAAGGAGAAAAAATGGGATTACTATTTGGAATTAACGGAACCATTAGCGTTAAAGCATCGCGTGCCGTGACCGTAGAGTCAACCACGCCGATCGCGGTTGTTGGAACGACAAATATAGGTACGCTTGGCTTACAATTTTTTGGCAATGTCACGCTTGCCATGAGTGCATTTGCTCCAGCGAGTGGGCAAACGGTGGAGGGCACACTTTTAGATGCGCTAAAAGCCATTGACGCTCAAGGGGTCTCATGCCCACTTATCATCAACGCGATCGATAGCGAAGACCCGACAGAAGAGATCATTATTGCTGGAGTCAATGCACTTAAAACTGCTGAAGCCGTAACAGGCTATCGTCCTAATCTCATTGTAGCCCCTGCATTTTCTGCTGAAGTAACTGTTGGTTTGGCGATGGGTGCAGTAGCGCAGAAACTTTGGGCAACGGCTATCATAGATGTGGAAGGAGAAAACGAAAGTGCCGCGCTAGCAGTCGCTGCTAATTATGGAACTCGCTTTGCGCTACTTGTTCATCCTACTGAAGTGACGTTGGATGGCTTTGCTATGCCAAGCTCTGCGGCTTGGGCGGGACTTATCGCTTATATGGATGCATCTAGTACCTATGGATGGACAGAATCAGCGAGTAACCGCATCGTTCAAAGTGTTAGTGCCACGAACCGCATTATCGACTATGCGGAGGGTGAAGATAGCGAAGCACGTCGCCTCCGCAATAAAGGTATCAATACGATCGTGCGTGATGTTGGTTGGAGAACCTACGGGTTTGAGACCACCGACATTGATACTATCTGGCAACCACTTAACCGTGTGCGTACTTTCTACAGAATGCTTAGAGCCATGATCGAAGCGAGCCGTTATGCGAGAGATCGTAAGGCGGATGAGCTTCTTTATGTCAAAAAAGCAATCGAAGAGTTTATGCGAGGGCTTAAAGGGGCAGGTGTTGCATTAGGTTTTAAAGCCTATTTCGACACAACAAAAAACACTAAAGCTACGGTGAGCAATGGTCAATTTTATCTAACGGTCGAGTTCCAAGATATGCCAACCATCAGGGAGCTCAATATCGAGCTTACATACGTGGATGACTACAGCGATGTGCTGCTAAACATCATCAATGGATAAGGAGTAAACATGCCACAAGCACCAAGAGCAAAACAGTTTTTACGAGAGTTTAACATCCTCGTTGAGGGGATCGGCAATGTCGGTATCTCGAACAAAGTAGAGCTACCCGACATCGAATTTTTGACGGAAGAAAGTGCGGGTGCGATAGCTAAAGAAGAGGTGATCCCTCTTCTTAAAGCGATGACTACGAAGATCACGCTCTCCGAATACAACACATACGCCTATACGGCGGCAAGTAAACAGTTTGGCACGAGCCCTGTTTTTTACGTTAAAGGCTCTTTAATCCAAGGGGATGAGACGCTCTCCTTACTTGCGACGATCACCGGCAAGGTCAAAAAGTTTCAAAACCCTCTGCCTGAGAGAGGTAAGAACGTAGAGCAAGCGTTAGAAATCGCAACGAGTGCCTATTCGCTAGAGCTAGGCGGGGTTAAAGTTATCGACATCGATGTTGATAACCTGATCTGCGAGATCGATGGCGAAGACCTCTTCGCTGATCTTAGAAATCATATTTTATAAGGATAAAAAATGCAAGACGTTGAAATCACTCTAAGCGACGGGACGGTCGTCAAAATGCGAAGACCAAAGGTTAAAGATACGTTAGCCGTTGCAAAAATTAGCAACGTTGGGGAGCAAGAAGTCGCTTTGATCGCGAACCTTACGATGCAAACCGTAGAGGATATTTCGGAGCTATACCTCGATGATTACGCGCTACTACAAAACGAGCTTAAACGTTTTTTGTCCCCGGAGAAAAAGAGCTCATAAGGCTCATGGCATTGGTGGGTCATTGGCTCCATTTCTCCTATGCAGATATGCTGGAGATGGAGATCGATACCCTTTTACTGTTTATAGACGAGATCGATAGGCTCGCACATCAAGGAAAAGGAGGATAAGATGAGCAAGATGTTCGCTTTAGGTATAGCACTTACAGCAAAAGATATGTTTAGCCCTGCTTTTTCCTCTCTTGGTTCTGCGATCCGAAACTCCACAAAAGACTTAAAAAACTTCGGCACAGCAAGTGCGGCTATCGGTACAGGGCTTAAAGGCGCACAACTGGCGACTCAAGGAGCCGTTGGGGAGGTTATCAAGTCTTATGCTGACCTCGAAGACGCGCAAATACAACTACAAAATACTCTCATGAAGAGCGATGGAAGCGTGAGTCCTTTTTTTAAAGGGATCAATGAGGAAGCGACAAAGCTTGGTAATGCTCTACCGGGTACGACAGCAGATTTTTACGCTATGGCATCAAAGCTAAAATCGCTTGGAGTCGAGGAGCAAAGCATTATCGGTGGGGCTTTAAAGTCTGCCGCGTACCTTGGTGTTGTACTTAAAATTCCTTACGAAGAAGCCGCCGTCTCTACTGCAAAATTTAGGGAGGCTTTAGGTATCGCAGACAGTGATCTGCTCGTGTTCATTGACGATATTCAACGCCTTGCGCACATGGGCGTTGAAGTTGGAGAGATGAAATTTGCCTTTTCAAAAGTCGGTGCTACCATGAAAGGGTTGGGAATGATGGGACTCCAAGCCGCGCGAGATGTTGAACCTCTCATTGGCTTACTCATTAAGTCAGGTTTTAGTGGCGAAACCGTTGGTACAAACCTTGGCAATATGATCGAATCAGCGGTAAATTTTAAGGGTTCTAAAGAGCTTAAAAAACAAGGGATTGAACTTACATTCAATGACACAACTGGAAAGTTCTTAGGCGTTGAAAACATGATCAAAGAGCTTGAACAGCTCAAAGAAATTGAAAGCGACGCGGCACGTCTTAATGTTATAGAGTCGCTTTTTGGTAAAGGCGAAGCGGCATCGATGGCGAACGTTCTTATTCAAAAAGGAACGGGAGGTATCTCAGAGTTTAATAAAAAGCTCAAAGAGCAAGCTGATCTAAATATGCGTGTTGGAAATACCACGAAGTCGCTTCGAAACACATGGGAAGCTTTAACCGGTACATTTTCAAACCTCCTCGCATTCTTAGGTGAGGGGATCGCTCCTGAGCTTAAGTCTGTTACGAACTTTCTTGGGGATGCGACAGCTGCTTTAGCAGACTTAACACAAGAATACCCAAATGTTACAAAGTTCTTAGGTGGTGCGCTTGTCGGTTTTGTAGCACTCTCAGGAGGACTCGGTACAGCAGCTATCGCGGTGTCTATGTTTACGACTGTTTTAGGTGTGCTTGGCGTTACGTCTATGGTTACATTTGGGTGGATCATCGCCGGTGCTGCGCTTATTGCCGGAGCGGCTACACTGATCATCGCAAATTGGGATACTTTAAAAGGGTGGTTTGTCTCTTTTGGAACGTGGCTCGCTGATCTATTAGGGGGTGCGGCTACAGCAATTTACGCGCAGTTTGAACCGCTTTTTAATTGGATTAGCAAGGCTTTCACATGGGCGTTTCAATCGTTTAATGTAGCCGATATTTTCAGTTCAATCGCTCAATCTGTCGTAAATATTTTTAGTTCTCTTTTTAGTTGGATCGGAAGCCAAATAACTGGGGCTATAGAGGGGTTTAATACTTTTGCTTCGTTTATTACTGATCTGTTTACAAATCCAATTACAACAATTACAGGGCTTTTTGACTCTTTTTTTAATTGGGTTGGTGGTAAATTTCAATGGGTTTTAGATTCGGTTAATGGTGTCAAATCGTTTTTTGGTGCGGAATCCAATGTACAACAGGCGACTTCACCTAGTCAGCAAACTATACCCATTATGGCTAGGGCTGGAAACATCCCAGCACAGGGTTCGACTTCAAATAGCGTTAGCGTTACGATTCAAAATCCAAACTTCAGCTCTCCCGAGGAAGCAAGCCGCACACAAGCACAGATCGATGAGCAAGTACGTAAAGCTTTAAGAGAGATACAGCGCGATCAAGCCGATAGGAGTTTCAATGACTAATATTATGGCGATGATCGGTGATTTTATTTTCTCTTTAGAAAAAAAGCCTTTTGATGCGCTAAGCCATACGAAAGAGTACAGTTTCGCTGAAATTCCAAAGGTAAACTACTACACCGGTGAGCAGAGTGTAGGCAAGGACATCGAAGAGCTTACCCTCTCAGGGTCTATCATTACCCTTAAAGGAGGGTTGAACCCTTTAGCGCGTCTTTTTGCTATCGCGGATCAAAAACAAGCCGTGCCGTTTATCTACGGTTACGGTGAGGTTTTGGGCGACTTTAAGATCACAAAAGTAAAAGAAGATCGAAGCCTCTTTCTTCCGGATGGAAGATCAGTCAAAGTCGTGTTTAGTGTTGAAATGAAAAGAGTACGCGAATGAAACACGTCATCGCAACTCAAAATGATCGCTTAGATACGATCGTCTATACCTATTATGGAACGCTTGAACCTCTTAATGAAGTGATGCTTGCCAATGCTCACCTTATGTCAAAGGCACTTTTAGATGCTGGAGACAAAGTCTATCTCCCTGAGTATACGGCAACCGTAGCGAGCGAAAGCGATGGGATAAGCCTATGGTAGCTATTAAAAAGCCAAGTTTTAAGCTTTTGGCAAATGGTAAAGATGTGACTGCTTCATTGAAGAAGTATATCCTCGGTATAGAGTACACCGATGCGAAAGACAACTCAGCCGACAGCTTTAAAATTCGATTTCATGGAGAGAATTTCGCACCGCCTGAGTACAAAGACATCTTAAAAGTATGGCTCGGTTTTGAGGGGCATCTTTGGTACATCGGCTCTTTTAGTGTTTTGAAGTCTCGTTTAGATTATCAAACTAAAGTCGTTAGCATCACGGGAACACCGGTTAATTTTAGTACGCAAATCAAAGAAAAGCGAACCATGAGCTACGAAAATGCCTCGCTAGATGACATCTTAAAAAAGATCGCAAAGCGGAATGACCTAAGTGTCAAAAATAGCTTTTACGATCTTATGTTTCTCCATGAGAGTCAAAATGATGAAAGTGACCTTGCCTTTATGCAACGCATCGCACGAGAGATCGGGGCGACCTTTTCGATTAAAAACGACACGATCCTCTTTTGCCCAAAAAAAGGGGGCGATAAAGAGAGTGAACTGCCTAAGTTTACGATCAATGCCGACCTTACGGATAACCTTTACCTTGAGATGCTTGACAAAACACTCTACAACTCAGCCAGCGCGTCATGGCAAAGTACGAAAGAAAACAAAGTGATGTCTGTATCGATAGGAAGCGGGACACCAGCTCTTAACGTGCGCGGAAATTTTCAAAGTGAGGCGGAAGCGAGGGTAAAACTAAAAGCGGAGCTGAACTTAAAAAACAAAGGCACAGTGCGCGGAGGGTTTGACTACGAGGGTCTGAACATCGTAGCTGGGGGAAAGCTTACGATCTTAAACCTCCCTAACGCGAAATGGGGCAAAGAGTTTGATGTGCAACAGGTGCGTCACACTTGGGGGGATAACGGTTACACGATCAGTGTTGAATTTGAAAATTAGGAGAGTAGATGCAGAGTAAAAGAGCTTCGTTTTATGAGAGCTTATTTAACACGTTCAGCGGGTTTTTCATAAGCCTTGCATTGGCGTATTTTGTTTTTCCGTTATTTGGTATGCCAAAAAGCATGGAGAGTTCATTTTGGATCGTCATGATCTTTACGGTTTCATCTATCGGTCGTAACTATCTGATCCGCCGCGTATTTAATTTCTTACATGTAAAAAAGGAGAGAAAATGAAAAAGTTATGGTTTGAAGCGGTATTGGCTTGTCTTTGTCTTGCGGTAATCGTGTTGCATGTTTTTGGGGATGATCAACATTTTGTTCAGCTTATCATCGCCAAGATGGTACTAATTAATTTCGGTCTTATTCATGCGTACATTGCCGGCAGACTATTACTGGGCAAAGTTGAGTGGTGTTGTACATCCAGCTTTTCACCTAAGAATGTAGGGAGGATCGTGCTATATGCGGTTATTGTTTATAGTTACTCTATTGGCGGTTAATCTTTTTGCGCTGGAGCGCTGCGCTCTTTTAACACAAAAGGTACGTGTCGCGCATTTTAAAGAGTTCGGTACAAGCTTCCCTTACCAATACGCTATCGCACAGCTGGAGCAAGAAAGCGGGTGTAGAGCAAGTATTTCAAACGACGGAGTAGGCTCTCAAGGAGTCGCGCAGATCACGTATCGTTGGTGGAAAAATGTCTTAGATAAGGAAGGCATTACCGAGATCGCAAGCGTGCAAGGAAGCCTTAGAGCGCAAGCGGCGATCATGCGTTACCTGCATGAGCAGGGGCGACCGCTTTGGGTCACGTATCAGCGTTACAACGGCGGCGACTGGGTACTTAAAGAGATCAGAAAAGCCGGTGCGGAGAACTGGGCAAAAGCGAAAGCGCAATGCACTAGGGGAGACTCGCACTTTACGTTAAAAAGCGGGAAGATTCAGACCCGCAATAATTGCGAGATAAATTATGAATACTCGCAAAATATTTACACACTAGGGAGACAGTATGGAGATGTTCAAGACAATTCTCAGTTTAGGTACTGGTAGCCTTTGGAAAGGAGTTAGCATTCTTTTAGCTGGAGCGCTGATCGCCATGAGCCTTTTCATATTGGAAGAAGAGGTGTCGTTGCGCTCTACAATAAGCGATAATGAAAAGGTCATCAAGGAACAAGGTGGTGAGCTGACCAAAAAAGAGTCTAAGATCAAAGAGCTTCAGGAAAAAGTTAGTCTCAAGCAAGCAGAGATCGGGGTACAAAATGCAACGATTGCCGCAAATAAAGCGGACACAGAGAAAAATCTTAAAGCGGTCAACGATGAGCTCTTAAAGATCAGCAAAAAATACAACGACTTCAAAGACGAGGTCAAGAACTGGAAAGGAGACCAAAATGCGTCAAGTTGCGATAATGCTCGTGCTTTTCTTAATAGCCGTACTTGGTAGCGGATGCGGTGTCGATCAGCCTCAGACACCACAAATTGACCAGTTCGTTAACGTGCCTCAAAGGTGCGTTATTGAGTTAGACCCTATGCCTGTCATTAAGCCTAAAACCTTTCAAAAAGGGGAAGAGCTTGAGCAAAATGAATGGAGCTATGGGAACTACCTCATTATGAAAGAAGATAATGAAAAAGTAAGGGCAAAAGTCAAAAAATGCCAATGAATAGGCAGAGTTCCCTCTGCCTAACAAGTCGTCCCAAACTCCTTGCAATCAAATTCTAAAATATTTTTAGGGGATACCCTCAAAATATTACAAAATGAAAGGTTTTTGCATGGAGAGACTCAAAGAGTATCACAACGTCCCAAGAGTTGCCCCGTTCGCGTGGGTTGGAGGTAAGTCAAAGCTTGCCGATAAGATCATTAAAGAGTTCCCGGAACATCAACGTTATGTTGAGGTCTTTGGAGGAGATCTTAATGTCTTCTATAGAAAGCCTCGAAGTAAAATAGAAGTCGTTAACGACATCAACTCCGATCTAGTCAATCTACACCTACAAATACAAAAGCGACCTCAATCACTCCACCTCTATCTAAACCGCATGTTTGTCTCAAGGGAGATGTTCACTCGCATTAAAACTAAAGCGCTGCATCCACGAAACGACATAGAGCGCGCCGCGTTTTACTATTATTTAATAGCACAAAGCTTCGGTTCAAAAGGCACAGACTTCGCAATGCCAAGAGGTTCAAAACCAAGAGTAAAAAATTTAGATAGGGACTTTCGCGTCTGGTCAAAGAGACTGCAAGGTGTTTGTGTCGAAAATATGGACTTTAAAAAGCTTATTACGACCTATGATCATCCCGACACGCTCTTCTACCTTGATCCACCTTATGTAGGTACGGAAAGCCACTATAAAACACCTTCCGGATTCAATATCGATCAGCATATTGCATTGGCAGAGATGCTCAGGGGGATCAAGGGTCGGTTTGTGCTTTCATACAACGATTGCGAGGTCGTCAGAGACCTATATAAGGGCTTCGAGATCATAGAGGTCTCTACGTTATATAGTTTACGAGGAGGAAGTCAAAAACAGGCTAAAGAGGTCATTATCAAAGGGTAG